TGAAACTTATTGCTGAATTTAATGACAATACACTTCAGTGTCTCGTCGAAGAAAAGAAAGACGGCAAGAAGTCATATGTTATCGAAGGTGTATTTGCTCAAGCAGAGCAGAAGAACCGTAATGGTAGAATTTATCCTAAACCAATTATGGAAGCTGCCGTCGAGAAGTATGTTGATGAACAAGTTTCTAAAGGTCGGGCAGTAGGCGAACTGAACCATCCTGATGGTCCAACCGTCAACCTCGACAAAGTTTCGCACCTAATCACTGACCTTCACTTTGAAGGCAATGATGTGGTCGGAAAGGCATCAATACTTGATACTCCAATGGGTAATATCGTACAGGGATTGCTCGAAGGTGGTGTTAATCTTGGTGTCTCAACTCGTGGAATGGGTAGTCTTGAGCAGCGCAATGGCGCGATGTATGTTAAGGACGATTTTGTTTTAAGCACGGTTGACATCGTGCAAGATCCATCTGCTCCTGGAGCATTTGTTAATGGGATTATGGAAGGTGTTGAATGGGTCTGGAACAATGGCGTACTTACTGCTCAAGAGATATGTGAGGAACAAGAGACTGAAATCGGAACTCATAACGATGTGCTTCCGCCAATTAATGGCGTGGACCAAATTGTTGAGTATAAAAATTTCCTCTCATCCTTAAAAAGATCTTTTTAATAAGGAGAACACAATGGAAGATCAAAACATTGAACTCCGCGATGAGCAGGAAGTTGCGGAAGCAAAAGGGCATGATATGAAAAACGCTGAAGCACAATCAGTGGCATCTGTCGATAAGGCAGGCGATGCAACTGGTAAAGCACCTGCTCGTACGGGTGACAAGAGCAACAGCGAACCAATGCCAAAGACCAAAGCAGGTATGATTAATGCTATGTACGGTAAATTGAATGCTATGAAGAAGATGGACCTTCAAGCAGCATACGGTAAGATGATGGGCGAAGAAGTCGAGTTGGAAGAGGAAGAAGTAGTTGCAGAAGCAGATACTTACTCTGAAGAACTCGAAGCATTAGTCGAGTCTGAAGCCACTCTCAGCGATGAGTTTAAGGCAAAAACTGCTGTGATCTTTGAAGCAGCATTGAAATCTAAACTCTCTGAAGAAGTAGAGAGAATCGAAGCATCCTACGAAGAGCGACTTGCTGAAGAAACTGCTGCGCAGAAGAGCGAGTTGGTCGAGAAGGTTGATTCCTACCTGAACTACGTGGTTGAGCAATGGATGGAAGACAACAAAGTCGCTATCCAAACTGGTCTGCGTGCTGAGATTGCTGAGAACTTTATGAGCGGATTGAAGAATCTGTTCGTTGAGTCTTACATCGACGTGCCAGAATCCAAGGTTGACCTCGTTGACGATTTAGCAGATCAAGTTGAAGAACTCGAAGAAGCTCTCAATAAGACCACTGCTGATGCAATTTCTCTGAGTGAAGAAGTTGAGAGTCTGAAGCGTGCAGCAATCGTTGCCGAAGCAGCATCTGAACTCGCTGATACTCAGAAAGAAAAGTTCTACTCTCTGGTAGAAGGTGTTGACTTTGACGATGCTGAGCAATTTGCATCTAAAGTTGCTACTATCAAAGAGTCATTCTTTGCGAAGACGACAGTAGAGACCGAAGAAGAAATTACTGAAGAAACTGACGGTGACGTTGTTTCTGAAGAAGTTGCTCCTTCAATGGAACAGTATCTGTCTGCTATGCGCAAAATTAATCGTCCATAATCCATTACCTATAAGGAGAATTAAGAAATGGATCTGAACTACGAATCTCTGGTGCAAAAATGGGCACCAGTCCTTAACGAAGAATCAGCAGGCGAGATCAAAGACGCTTATCGTCGTAAGGTCACTGCTGCTATTCTTGAGAACCAAGAGCAAGCAATGGTTGCTGAAGGTTCACAATCACAGTTTATGACTGAAGTTGCTGCTAACACGACTTCTGCTGCTGCTAACTGGAACCCAGTATTGATTTCACTCGTTCGTCGTGCTATGCCTAACCTGATGGCATACGACGTATGTGGTGTTCAACCAATGTCTGGTCCTACTGGTTTGATCTTCGCTATGAAGTCTCGCTACAAGACGACTCGTTCTGGCGCTACTTCTGGTGACGAAGCACTGTTTAACGAAGCAGTTGTACCATTCTCTGGTGACTCTTCTACTACTCACACTGCTGGTCCTTCTGGTCTTGACGGTGTAACTGACTCAAACGGTGACAGCACTATCAATGACGACCGCACTGGTCCAAGCATTGGTGGCGGTATGCCAACTGCTGACGCAGAAGCACTGGGTAACACTGGTTCTGCTTTTGCAGAAATGGGTTTCACCATTGAGAAGGCAACTGTAACTGCTAAGAGCCGTGCGCTGAAGGCAGAGTACACCATCGAACTCGCTCAAGACTTGAAAGCAATCCACGGTCTTGACGCTGAAGCGGAACTCGCTAACATCCTTTCTGTTGAGATCCTCGCAGAAATCAACCGCGAAGTTATCCGTACTATTAACAGCCAAGCGAAGACTGGTGCACTGACTGCTAACACTGCTACCAACGGTATCTTTGACCTGTCAACTGATGCTGATGGTCGTTGGTCTGTCGAGAAGTTCAAGGGTCTGCTTGTTCAACTCGATCGCGAAGCAAACACTATCGCTAAAGAAACTCGTCGCGGTAAGGGTAACGTAGCAATCGTATCTTCTGATGTTGCTACTGCTCTCGCTGCTTCTGGTATGCTTGACTACGCTCCTGCTCTGAGCACTTCTCTGGAAGTTGACGACACTGGTAACACTTTTGCTGGTGTACTGAACGGACGTATGCGCATCTACATCGACCCATATGCGGTTGCTGACTATGTAACTGTTGGTTACAAGGGCACTAACCCATATGACGCAGGTGTATTCTACTGCCCATATGTACCACTCCAGATGGTTCGCGCTGTAGGCGAGAACGACTTCCAGCCACGTATCGGGTTTAAGACTCGTTATGGCATGGCGTCTAACCCATTCGTTGGCGGTACGCCTGCTGATGGTCTTGCTTCTGCTAAGAGCAACCAGTACTACCGCATCTTCCGTGTGGACAACATCCTCACTTAAGAATTAGGTAAACCGAATAATAATAATAAAAATCGGTATTTGTATGGGGGGACTTCGGTCCCCCTTTTTTTTATACAATATTCATTAAAGCAGTGCAACGAGGAGTTGTAGTATCTCGATTGTGGAATGAATGCCATGTTACACCTTGTTGAACGATAAACATGAATGCTCTATTTTCTTTCCATTCTATCATTGAACCTTCTGAATGTTCAGACTCATGTATGATAGTCCCTTTATTGGATTCGCCGACATATAATACAAGAGATAGTTTCTTACTAAGACTGTCGCAATGAGGACCACGTTCTGCTTCATTGGGAAGCATTTTATCTAATTGAAGTCTTATATTTGCTTTAGAAACAAAATTTGTATATGAGATTGCTTCTATGAATGAGGTGATCAGCATTTCTTCGATTTCTGGCGGGTATCTATGCTCAAAATAATCAGAATATTGTCTTTCCATATGAGTCATTGCAGGTTGTTTATCGAACCAACCCACAAGTTCTTGATAATCTTCTTCAGGTAGAAAATCATCAATTATCCAGTAAGACCACGGAACTGTTATTTGTTCTATTCGCATATCATTATGTATATTGACTTTTCAGACTAAATAGAGTATAATTATCCTTTATTTGGGAAATCTGCATGACTGATAACCTTACAACTAACATCAACCTTTTTCAACCCACTGGATTTAAGGTGGTAATTGACAGACAGAATTTTTCTAACCTAACCTTCTTTGTACAGTCTGTTACTCACCCGACAGTTTCAAATCCAGCAACTGAAACTGTTGTGCCTCGTGTTTCGAGTTTGCCCCAACCAGGAAACCAAATGCAGTTTGGTGAACTAACTATGGATGTTTTGTTAGATGAAGATTTTCAATCATACATTGAAGTGTATAACTGGATGCTAAGATTAGTGAATCTTGAACAGATACAAACTAGAGATAATTTTAGCGGCTGTCTCTTATACACATCTCCGAGCCCACGAGACGTAGAGGAATCT